TGGCATATAGCAGTTGATGAAAAATTGGCAGTAGAAGCTATCCCTTTAGATGAAGTAGCTTATCATGCAGGCACATCAGCAGGTAATAATACAAGTATAGGAATAGAAATATGTGAGAGTGGAAATAGAGAAAAAACATTAGACAATGCAGTAAAATTAGTAGCAAAAATGTTACATGAAAGAAACTGGGGAGTAGACAAGCTAAGGCGACACTATGACTGGTCGGGAAAGAATTGTCCAAGGATTATGTCAGCGAACAATTGGAAAGAGTGGGACAGGTTCAAATTTAATGTGAACAAAGAACTAATGTTTTTAAGGCAAGGAGGGAAGGTTATGGAAGATAAAAACAAACCATCAAAATGGGCTGAAAAAGAGTGGGCGTGGGCACAAAAGGAAGGTTATCTAGATGGAACTAGACCTAAAGATCCAATAACTAGAGAAGAAATGGCTATAGTTTTAAAAAGGTTGGTGGATAGGGTTGGATAATTTAGATACTAGAGAACTGGAAAAATTGATAAAAAAACAAAAGGCAAATAAGAAAAAAGGTAGATTTAGTAAGTTTATTGTAGTATTAGTAATTCTTCTAAATGTTATTTTTACAACAGGGATATTTTACGTATTTACAAAGGTGGGAAGTGAGCCATCTACATTAATTGTATCTTGGTTTGGTTTTACTACTGTAGAACTATGGAGCTTGTCTAAAATTAAGAGGGAGGAAAATAAATGAATATTGATATAATTGTAAAAGTTTTAATACCGATCTTAGGAACTATTATAACCTATATACTAGTTCCTTTAATCAAGCAAAAAACTACTAAAGAACAACGAGAAAACATTTATAATTTGGTAAAAATTGCAGTTAAAGCTGCAGAACAGATGCATGATGCAGGACTAATAAATATACCGAAAAAGGAATATGTAATCAACTTCCTAACCAGCAAAGGTATCAATATTACAATTCAAGATCTAGATGTGATGATAGAAGCTGCAGTTCAGGAGTTAAATTTAGCGAAGAAGGCTCTGGAGTAAATCCAGGGCCTTTTTTATTTTTTTTGAAGGAATACCGACCTCCCAGAATCGATTTTAAGGCACGTTTTTAATATTAGCCATAGTCAAGGTATATTAAAGTATAAAAATTGATTACAAAGGCAATTATAGGGCTTAAACATTGTAAAGATTTATAAAAAGCATTTAAAACATAGGCCTTTTTATGTGCCACTTTGCGTGCCACTCGTGCCACTATAGAGCAAAAAGTATCCTATGAAAACAAAATTTCAAAAATAAAAAACGGCTAAATTTCAGGGATATCAGCCTGTGCCAAAATACACCAAAAGCATATCGACAGTCTTCAAAACCAGCGCGAGGGGTTAATAGCCTCTTGGGTGGGTTCGATTCCCACATACTCCCGCCATTAGTAATTCCAATGCTTGTAGGATTTCTACAAGCATTTTTTATTCTTTAAAATCATTTAATAACTCGAATTTTTTTATTTTGCGAGCCACTTTGCGTGCCACTAGATAAAATATTTGAAAAAACATTAGCTGCATCTTTATCTATTCGTGGTATAGCATGAGCATAAATATTTGCAGTTGTAGAAGCACGAGTATGCCCTAAACGTTCTGCAACATTTTTTAAAGGTATGCCACTTGCTAAAAGAATTGTAGCACTGGTATGTCTTAATCCATGGAAAGTAATACGCTTTAAATTGTGCCTTTTTATAAACCTTTGGAACCAATCTTGTATGGTTCTTTTTGCTATGAAACCACCATTTTTACCTATAAAGATTAAATCGTTATCAACTCCTAGTTGTTCCTTTTTAAGTTTTATTATTTCCACATGTTTATCTAATAGTACATTTAGCTCTTCAGGGTAATACTCAATCCTATTCTTTTTAGTTTTGGTCAGACTTACCTTTCTTTCACCTCTAGTTTCTGAAATAGCTTTAGTAATTTTTACATAATGCTCTTCACGATTAAAATCATCTTCAGTTAATGCAATAAGCTCTCCCAACCTTAATCCTGTAGAAAGAGTTAATAAAATAGCAAATTGATATTGTATAGGCTCTTCATCTAAGGCAAATATCATTTTATTAATGTCATCTATATCATAATAATTATCTTGTAATTGATAGTCATGAACAGTATATTTTATGTTTTCTACTGGATTTTTCTTTAAAATTTCCAATTCTACTGCAGTTCTAAACATTGATTTCAATATATTAAGATGATTTCTAACAGTTCTTTCTGATATAGGTTCGCCAGTTATACTGTTCTTTTTATTCTTTATGATATCCAGTAGTTCTAACATATCTCCTTGGGTAATGTCAGAAAGCCTTTTATGTCCAATATATTTTTCTATAAAGTTTAAATTATATCTATAACTTTCTTTAGTTTGATCAGTTAATTTAATATAATCTAACCACCATTTTGCATAGTTAGAAAATGATTGAGATGCCATTTCATTGTATGTTACTGATCTATCCAAAACTTCAGCTTCAAAATCAAGCTCAGCTTGCCTTAAAAATCGATCTAAATCTCTACCTTTTAAATCAGTTGTTATAGTTTTGGAGAATCGCCTCCTTGTACCGTCTAAATTAAATCCATCTGATATAAATATTCTATATTTGTTTTTCCCTACTTTAGTTATTGACATATTTATCCTCCTTTCATAAAAAAGATGAAATAATACTGATTATTTTAGACTTGTCACCTCCTTTCAAATCAGAACGTATGTTCTTTAAATGGTTAAAAAAATTTTTCAAACACTGCTAAAGGTTCAAAATAGATTATGTAATTCTCATAGTGGAAATAGAGGCCATATTTACTTTTATAATATTTAATAGCATCCTCTATATATTCCTCAGTAACATCTAAATACTCTGCTAATTCAAATTTATTTCTAATGCCTTGTTTTGAAGCATCAATTAGTTTCTGAATACTAACAAGTTTCTCATATCCCCAAGCTCTAGCTCTTCTTTCTTGTTTTCTATTTGTAATTTCACGTTGATTTAAAATGATTCCAGAGCTTGTATGATGATGCCCTAATTCCTCTACTAATACGCATTTTTTTTCAGCATTGCAACTTAGCGATTTTGATATGGCAATTGTATTATTGCAATATAAACCTTTAGTTGAACCTTGGAAATCCATTTCTATTACTTCAATTCCTTCTTCTTCTACCTCATTTAATAGTTCTTCGTATGTCATTGTGATGTCCCCCTTTGAGTGTTTTGCTATTTTTTCTTTTTTGATAATACATAATCAATAAAGTTTTTTATATCACGTATATCTTCATCAGTGAAATCTTCACCTTCAAAATGAGCAGCCAAAGTTAGTATTTTATTATCCCTATATTCTCCTAAATTTTCTTTAACTAATTTATTTATCTTTTCTAATGATTCTGTTGCTAATAATAATTTTTCTTCCGTATTAAGTAAATAATCTATAGAAACATTAAAAAATTTAGCTAATTTAATTAATGTATCATTACTTCCTTTATTTTTTCCGCTTTCAATCATAGCTATAGTAGATTGTGCTACACCAATTGCATTAGCAAGTTCACTTTGAGTTAGTTTTTTCTCTTCTCTTAATTTTTTAATCTTATCTCCTACCACATTAACACCCTCCAAATGATATCATCTTAATGATAATTATATCATTTTAAATGATAAAATCAATAGTAATTTAATTATATTTAAAGAAAATAGGAGTAAATACTCAAAAAATCATTTTAAATGATAATTTTAATCATTTTTCGTGTTAATTTTAGACTTTACTACTATCATTTGGAATGATAATATAATCATTGAAAGTGATAATTTTATGAAAAGGAAGTGAAAAAAAATGAAAATAACACCAATTAGGCTTAGGCGACTAAATTTAGAAATTAAAGAGGATACGGCAATAAAAAGATTAGGAATTAGTCAGAGTACTTTTTACAAAATTGAACAAGGACATTATATTCCTGGCAGAGATTTGCTTGTTAAACTAAGTGAATTATATCAATGCTCAATTGATGATATTAGTAGAGATTTAAAAATAAAAGGAGGAAATTAAAATGGACAAGCTATTAACACAACAGGATTTAGCAGAGAGATGGCAAGTTGATGTCGCAACAATTACAAATTGGAGAAAAGAGGGAATACTGCAACCTGTAAAAGGGATTCCAGTTATAAGATTTTCTCCAGACTACATAAATGAGCTTGAAGGAATAAAAATTGAAAAAGTATCACCAATACGAGTTAAAAAACTGGAAAGTGAATTAGAAGAATTAAGAAAAGAAAATGAAAAATTGAAAGGTATTTTACTAAAAGTATTAGCTGAAACATCTGAAATAATTAATTTTATTAAAAAGGAGGGCAAGCATGAGTAATCTACAGATTAAACAGCAAACACTAGACAGCAGAGAAGTAGCTGAAATGGTAGAGAAAAGACATTCGGATTTAATCAGAGATATAGAAACATATTTACAGTATTTAGAAAACGCAAAATTGCGTTCTCAGGATTTCTTCATTGAAAGTTCATACAAAGTAGAGGGAAATAATAAAACTTACAAATGCTATGAAGTAACTAAAAAAGGTTGTGAATTCATAGCACACAAATTAACAGGGCAAAAGGGAGCAGTATTTACAGCTAGATATATAAACAGGTTTCATGAAATGGAACAAGCTCTTGTAAACGGAAATGTAGTACAAGCTATACCAGATAACATCAAAGCTAAAGAACTAGAAATAAAACTTAAAAATGCAAATGCGAGACAAGCCAGATTATTAATGCAGATAGCTGATAGAGTAGAAATCCCAGAATACAAACAGATTTTGAATTCATATGCTACAGAAATTATAACGGGACAAAAACTTTTACCGCTACCTGAAGTAGAACAAAAAACCTATACTGCTAAAGAAATCGGAGACATGTTAGGGATAAGTGCCAATATGGTAGGGAGGTTAGCCAATCAGCATAATCTTAAAACTAGTGAATTCGGAAAATGGTTTTATGACAAAGCAAAGCATTCTGATAAGCAAGTAGAGACATTTAGGTATTACGAAAATGTTATCCCAATATTAAAAAACTTAGTTAATTTAGGTGAGTAAAAAATGGATGATTCACGAACTGCAAAAAGAAACATTGATTATTCTTTTCTGATTATACAAAACAGAGAAAAAGTATATCAGTTTATACAAAATTACGGGATATTTGTTACAGACGCACATCATTTTTGGGAGTCGAATAAGTATATATTTAAAAAGTTTTCTGAAGAAAAGCAAAAAGAAATTTTTAATGCATTATGCGAAGTTGAAGAAGTTTGCCTTTCATTACTGACAAGTGGAGGTGGTGTAAATGAATGAGGAATTGTTAATCCAATTAAATAAAAATCTAGAAGAGTTAAATAAGAAATTAAGTAGATTTAATCAAAATGTTTTTAATGCTAGAGAAGCAGCAGAATATCTTAGAATTTCATATGATTCTCTTCTAAGATATACAAGAATAGGACAAATAGAATACGTTCCAAATGGGACAAGCTATCTATATAAGAGGGAGTTTTTAGACCGTTGGTTAGATAGGAATAAAAAAGATGCAATGTAATGGCAAAGAAAGGAGGCAAAATAGTTGGACAACCTGCAAGAAATTAGAGAACAGCTTAAACAAGCTCAACAGAATTTTGACTATGCAGATCAGGATCACCTTGATGCAGCTATATTTGAGTTAAACGCTGTAAACGAGAAGTTCAAAGCTATTCTGAGAGAAAAAAGGAGAGAGAAGAATGGATAAAAGGCAATATCGGGTTAATCAAACATTAATGGTAAACATAGAAACAGATATTTTTGATAGCACAATACCTGATGCAAAGTATGTTGAGAAAATGGTTGAAACAAGCATTATGCAGAACTATGATACCATAATCAAAAGTATTAGAACTATTTCTTTGTGGATAAAGGACCAAACTAGATAAGGAGGTGTAAAAGATGAAAGTATGGATTTTAGTAGATCACTACGAAGAAAGTGGAGCAAATGCAATTATAGGTGTATTTGCAAGTGAAACGGAAGCAAAATTAGCTCTTGCAGAATATGTATTAAATTCAGATAAGGAAGTATCTTCAGATTATATTGATTTAAAACGTTTTGAAGTTGAGGGGATAGTTAATGAAAAATGAAGCTAAAATTAGAACAGTTGTAGAGGAAGCTGAAAGAATATTAAGAGATTATCCTCATCTAAAGTATTATGAGGTAATTCATAAAGCAAAGGAGGTGCTAAAGGAAGATGAAAGATTCAGAGAAGTATGATGTAGGAAGTATTCTTCCGATTGAATTTGTACAAATGTTGTATAAAAAATATGGAATTTCAACTATAGTCACAGATGGGAAATATGTACAAACAGAAAAAGAACCTATCGCCTGCCAGCAAAATAGGTTCTTAGGAAAATTATATTTTTAAAAATTAAATAACTATTCAGCTATATTATAACCTATTTTAGTTATGTAAAGCAAGGAGGAGAGTATGTGATGGAAATTAAAATCACAATTACGGGAATAGAACAATTCACAGAGGCTGTTTCACTACTTGCTAGTGCTATAGCATATGATAAGGGAATGAAACTAACTGGACAAGCTGCTGAAGCTTTAATAAAGGAATCTGAAACAAATGTAGCAAACTCTGAATTTTCAGCAGTAAAAGAGAATGAGGGAGTAACAGAAAAAAAGGAAAATGTAATAGAAATTGATTCTTCAAGAAAGACAGAAATAACTATTGAGGATGTAAGATCTGCTTTTATGGCCAAGAATACGAAAACTAATACAGCTAAATTAAAAGCTATACTTACTAATTTCGGTGTCAAGAAGGTAACAGATCTGAAGGAAAAAGACTTTGAAGCAGTTCTTAAAGCATTGGAGGAGATTTAATGACTAAGCATGCACTACTTAGCGCTTCAGCAGCTGAAAGATGGTTAAACTGTACTCCTAGTGCTAGGCTTAATGAAAAAATACCTGACACTGAAAGCTTTTATGCAGCTGAGGGTACGCTAGCACATAGTATAGGAGAATTACAGCTAAAGCTGGCACTTAAGCGAATAAATAAAAAACAGTTCAATATTGAACTTAAAAAGATGAAAGAAAATGAGTTGTTTTACGAAGGAATGATTGATGAGATACAGGACTATGTAGATTATGTTTTAGAACAATACAACACTGCAGTAAGTAGAAGCAAAGATGCAGTTATATTTCTAGAGGAGAAACTAGATTTTAGCAATTATGTACCTGAAGGTTTCGGTACAGGAGACTGTATCATCATATCAGATGGAGAAATGGAAATAGTGGATCTTAAGTTTGGTAAAGGTGTAGAAGTAAGCCCTGTAGACAATTCGCAGCTAAAACTATATGCACTGGGAGCTTATGAAAAGTATGGGTTCATATACGGAATTGAAAAAATTACTGTAACAATTGCTCAAGTAAGACTTAATAATATATCTTCTTGGACAATATCTGCAGATATGTTAATAGAATGGGCTGAAAATGAGCTTAGAGAAAAAGCTAAGCTTGCATTCGAGGGTAAAGGGGAGTTAAATCCTGGTCCTTGGTGTACATTTTGTAAGGTTAGGCAGACCTGCAGAGCTAGGACAGAGAAAAATATTAGTTTTTATGAAAACTATAAACGTGATCCTAATCTGCTAGAGGTAGAAGATATATCAGAAATATTAGGACAAGTTGATGAAATTGAAAAATGGGCCAAAGAAATGAAAGAGTATGCACTAGAAGAAGCACTTAAAGGTGTTAAGTTCCCAGGCTGGAAGCTTGTTGAAGGTAGAAGCAACAGAGTAATAGATAATCCAGATGCATTAGTAAAAGTACTTGTAGCAGAAGGTTATGATGAAGAAAAATTGTACAAGCCTAGAACGTTAGAAGGAATTACAGCTTTAGAAAAACTTGTAGGAAAGAAGAAGTTCAATGAACTTGCTGCAAATTTTATTTCAAAGCCACCTGGAAAACCTACACTGGTACCAGAAGATGATAAAAGACCTGAGCTTGATTCAGCTGAAGAAGATTTCTTTTAAAGGGGTGGAGATATGAAAGGTAATATTACTCAGAACATAGTTGAATATATGAATTCACATTCAAATAAGAATTTTAATTACTTACAAGTATCTATGATTAGAAATGCTATTCGAGAAGAACTCGAATTAAGGAAAAGCCAAGGAATAAAAATAAATGGAAAATCCCCAGATGGAAGATACGAAATTGACAAAAGAGTAGCTGAATTAGTTAATACTAAGGTACCACAAAAATATCATATATCTGCAGAAGATGTAAGACTATATAAGAAATGCTTCATAGATGAATACCAAGATAGAACAGGTAAATGTGCTTGGGGATTTAAGGATGTAAGAAAAAAGTTAGGCTTTGATCCAGATACAGGACTAGAGCTTAAGAACTAATAAAGGAGGTTAATTGAGTGGAGAAAGTAAGTGAAATGATTGACTTATCTAAGAAGGTATTAGAAGTAGATATAAACAGCCCTATATTTAACTCTATGCTACACGACTTAAACAAAGAGATCAAGAGAGTAATTGATAAAATGTATGATGAAGAGTTTGAAGCTGGTGAAATTACTTTGAAACTAGCTATAGCTATACCAGAAGCATATAAAGTATTTCCAAAAGAAACTTCTTCTGGAGAAGTGATTAATGAGACCTATAAGTATAGGAAACCATATTTTGAACACAAGGTAACATCAACACTAAAGAAGCAATATAAACAAGAAGGAATATACACCGAAGAAAAAGAGATCAAGTTTGAAAATGGACAGTACTTTATAGTACCTATAGTAGAGCCACAGATAAGTATGTTTGATGATGAAGAAAATTTTATATAAAAAGGAGAGGGTTAGAGAATGAAAGCTATATTAAAAAATGAAACTAAGGTAGTAACAGGAAAGGTTAGATTAAGTTATGTAAATCTATTTGAGCCAAAATCAATAAATGGCAGTGAGCCAAAGTATTCAGTATCAATCATTATACCAAAGTCTGACAAACAGCAAATAGAGGTTATTAAGCAAGCTATAGAAAATGCTAAAGAAAGAGATAAAGGTAAGTGGGGAGGAAAAATACCTGCTAATCTTAAACTCCCATTAAGAGATGGGGATGAAGAGAGACCAGATGATGAAGCTTATGCAAATAGCTATTTCATCAATGCTAATTCAACAAAACCTCCTGCAGTTGTTGGACTAGAAAAGGACAAGCGTACAGGCAAGGCTATTCCACTAGGTGAGGATGAAGTTTATTCAGGATGTTATGCAAGAGTAAGTATTAACTTCTATGGATTTAATGCTGCTGGCAACAAAGGAATAGCATGTGGTCTTGGTAATGTTCAAAAAGTTGATGACGGAGAAAGACTAGGAGGAGGGTCTTCAGCTGAGGAAGACTTTGAGTTTGACGAAGTGGATGTTGATGATGATTTCTTAAGCTAATAGGAGCTGATTAGAATGACTACTTTAGCAATTGATATTGAAACATATAGCGATGTATCTTTAACTGAATGCGGAGTCTACAAATACGTAGACTCCGATAATTTCAAAATACTTTTATTTGCTTATGCTTTTGATGATGAAGATGTAGCAATAGTAGATTTAGAAAGTGGAGAAAAATTACCTAAAAGAGTAATGGAAGCATTATTAAATAAAGATGTAGTTAAGACTGCATTCAATGCTCAATTTGAAAGAGTTTGTATCAATAAATATTTTGGCATTAAGACTGAAAATTGGGAATGTACTATGATTAAGGCTCTATCATTAGGATTTCCAGGAGATTTGGATAGTGTAGGCAAGGTTATAGGAATTGAACCAGATAAACAAAAGCTTATTACAGGTAAGAATCTCATTAGAATATTTTCTATCCCCAGAAAGGTAAAAAAGGATAATCAGATGAGCCTGTTAGAAGACAAGATAAGAATATTGCCTAAAGATAGGCCTGAAGAGTGGAGATTGTTTAAAGAATACTGCATCAGAGATGTAGAGACTGAAAGAGCTATTAGAAACAAATTAAGTAGATTTAAAACACTTCCTCAAGAAAAGAAACTGTATGAATTAGACCAAAAGATCAATGACAGAGGAGTTTTAATTGATTTAGATATGGCTGAGAATGCTATAGCTATAGATACTAAACAAACTGAGAGACTTACTAAGAAATATAAAGAAATTACTGGACTTGAAAATCCTAATAGCCTTACTGATTTGAAAAAGTTCATTAAAAGTAGAACTGGAAAAATAGTTAAAAGCATTACTAAGCAAAATATAAAAGAGCTGAAAGAAAAACTAAAAGACTATGATGATGTAGTTATAGCTTTAGAGATAAGAGAAAGGCTTTCTAAGTCTTCTATAGCTAAATATAAAAAGATGATTGATGTAGCTTGTAGAGATGGAAGAGCTAGAGGACTATTGCAGTTTTATGGTGCTGGTACTGGTAGATGGGCTGGAAGGCTTATTCAAGTTCAAAACTTACCACAAAATCACATAAAAGATTTAGATACAGCAAGAGAAATAGTAAAAAACGGAGACTTAGATTTACTTGAAATGATGTATGATAACCCTTCTGATATATTAAGCCAATGTATAAGGCCTGCCATTATTCCTAGTCCTGGATGCAAGTTTATAGTTGCAGACTTTAGTGCTATTGAAGCAAGAGTTATAGCTTGGCTTGCTGGAGAACAGTGGAGACTAGATGTATTTAATTCACACGGAAAGATTTACGAGGCTTCAGCTTCACAAATGTTTAATGTACCTATAGAACAGATCCATAAGGGCAGCCCTTTAAGACAAAAAGGAAAAGTAGCTGAACTTGCTTTAGGATATCAAGGATCTACTGGAGCTCTAATATCAATGGGAGCTCTTAAGATGGGGTTAAATGAAGAAGAATTACCTGAACTCGTTAATCAGTGGAGAAAAGCAAATCCTAAAATAGTTAAGTTTTGGTACGATACTGAATCTGCAGTTATAGAAGCGATAACTAATCGGTCTACTGTAAGAATAGGCAAGTATTTAAAAGCTATATATAATAGCGGAATGCTGTTCATAGAGCTACCAAGTGGCAGAAGGCTAGCTTATGTTAAACCAAAAGTAGTTGAGCATGATAAGTTTCCAGGGAAGCAAAAGATAGTGTATCAAGTGCTAAACGAAAATACTTACCAATGGGATGAGGTAGACACATACGGAGGAAAACTAGTTGAAAATATTGTACAAGCTACAGCAAGGGATTGTTTAGCACATAGTATGCTAAAACTTGATGAAGCAGGCTATGACATTGTTATGCATATTCATGATGAAGTGGTTATTGAAGTTAAACAAGACAGAGACGAGCTTAAAAATATAACAGATATTATGGGTCAAGAGATACCTTGGGCTAAGGGATTGCCTTTAAGAGCTGATGGATATGAATGCAGCTATTATCAAAAGGATTAGGTGGTGAGTAGTAATGGATGTAGATAAAGCTAGTAAGGTTAATAAAGGTTTAAATAGTAGAAAAATATATATTGCTGTAGGCAAAAGTAGACATGAAACTAAGTGGAAGAATGTTGAGATGACATATGAAGCCCTTGTTAAAAAGCTACAGTTTACTACTAGAACGCGTGAAACATTCAATGAATATAAACGTATGTCCAAAGCTCAAAGAGATGAAATAAAAGATGTAGGAGGGTTTGTAGGAGGCAGCTTAAAAGAGGGCAGACGTAAGGCTGAAAACCTTGCTAATAGAAGTCTCATAACTTTAGACCTTGATAACGTAGATATGTCTGTAAGTGATCTATGGGATAGCATCACTATGGTTAATGATTATGAGATTATGATGTATTCTACTCATTCACACGAGCCAAATAACCCTAGATTAAGGCTTATCATTCCTCTTGATAGACCAGTACTTCCTGATGAATATGAGGCTATAGCTAGAAAAATAGCTGAAGAAATTGGAATAGATATGTTTGATGATACAACATATCAGCCAGTAAGACTTATGTACTGGCCAAGTACTAGTAGTGATGGCGAATATATATTCTTAAGGCAGGAAGGACCTTGGCTAAATCCTGATGAGGTACTAAATAAGTACCTAGACTGGAGAGATGTATCATTTTGGCCAACAAGCTCTAGGCAAGATATAAGAATTCATTCTCAAATAAAAAAGCAAGAAGATCCGTTAGAAAAGAAGGGGATAATAGGCGCATTTTGTAGAGCCTATAGTATATCAGAAGTAATAGAAAAGTTTTTAAGTGATATATATGCTCCTACTAAGATACAAGGTAGATACACATATATTGAAGGCAGTACAGTTGGAGGACTTGTAACCTATGAAGACAAATTTGCATACTCACATCATGCAACAGATCCTGTGTCAGGTATACTCTGCAATGCTTTTGATTTAGTTAGACTTCATAAATTTGGTACTCGTGATGAGGAGGCCAAGGAAGGTACTCCTGCAAACAGACTACCAAGCTTTATAGCTATGAGTGAGTTTGCTAGTAATGACGATAAAGTCAAAGAGCTTCTAGGTCTTGAAAAGCTCCAGGATGCTATGGAAGAATTCGAATTTACTGAAACAGAAGATACTGAATGGCTTAGGAATTTAGAATACGATAATAAAGGAAATATTAGAAACACTATTGATAATGTAGTTATAATCCTAGAGAATGATCCAAGGATTAAAGGGAAACTAGTATACAATGAATTTTCTAACAGAGCTACAGTAGTTGGGAAACTTCCCTGGAGCGATGAAGTAAATCGCGACTGGTGCGATGATGACGACTCAGGGTTAAGACATTTCTTAGAAAGTAATTATGGTATTACTGGAGCTGGTAAGATAGCAGATGCTGTATCAATAGTTTATCAGAAAAATAAAATACATCCTGTTAGAGAGTATCTTAATAGTCTTACTTGGGATGGGGTGAAAAGAGTTGAGACTCTTCTTACAGATTACTTAGGAGCTGAAGATACTATTTATACTAGAGCTGTTATCAAGGCTCACCTTACTGCAGCTGTAGCTAGAGTTATGACACCTGGATGTAAATATGATACTATGCTTACACTTACAGGTCCACAGGGAATAGGTAAGAGTACTTTTATTAGGTATCTCGGCAAGGACTGGTTTAATGATAGTTTAGATACGGTTAAAGGTAAAGAAGCTTATGAACAACTTCAAGGTAGCTGGCATATAGAAATGGGTGAGCTTACTGCAACTAAAAAAGCTGATATCGAAGCAGTAAAACAGTTTTTATCTAAAACAGAGGATATTTATAGAGTGGCTTATGGACGTAGGACAAGCAGGTTTAAAAGGCAATGCGTATTCTGGGGAACTTCTAATGATAAAGAGTTCCTTAGAGATAAAACTGGAGATAGAAGATATTGGCCAGTTGATTGTGGGATTGTAAAACCAAAAAAAGATATATTCAAAGATTTAAAAGGTGAAGTAGATCAAATATGGGCTGAAGCTGTAGAACTTTTTAAGAGTGGGCATAAATTACACCTAGAAGGTAAAGAAGCTGAGGAAGCTTTGAAGCAACAACGTGAACACGCGGAGGATAACCCTAAAATAGGTTTGATAGAAGAGTACTTAAATATGGATTATCCAATTAACTGGGATGATATGGACCTATTTGAGAGAAGAAACTATTTAGATAACCCTGATGGTGATTTTGGTATAGTAGCTAACACACAGACAATGAAGAAGGACAAGACTTGTGTATTAGAGATTTGGTGTGAACTCTTTAAAGGTGATCCAAAAACTTTAACACCTATACAGAGTAGAGAGATAAATGATATTTTGAGAACTCTTGATGGGTGGGAAAAGGCAAAAAGTACATTAAGATTTGGAAAATTATACGGGATTCAAAGAGCCTTTATACGTAAACAAAAATAAAAATTATCTGTTTACATCTAAAATTCTGTTTACGCCTAAATGTAAACAATGTAAACAGATGTAAACAAAATAAATTCAATTCTGTTTACGCCTTAAAGCCAGTAAAATCAATAGATTAAACGATAGTGTAAACAATGTAAACAAAATATATATAAAAGAGCTAAAAATATAAATTAGGCGCGTATACGCGTATATATATACACCTAATATATATATTTTAGACTATATAAGAAAAATCTGTTTACGTTGTTTACACTTATAAAATCATCGGAAACAGAATTAATGGGTTAGAAAAAAATTCTGTTTCCGCTAAAAAAGCAGATTTGGAAACAAAAGAAACAATCGGAAACAGAAAAAATTTGTTTTGTTTCCAGTCTGAAATCTTATAAATGCTAGGTTTGAGTGGTATTGGAAACAATGGAATCACAATTTATATAAAAGAATTAAAAATATAAATTAGGCACATATACGCGTATATATAAAGAGCCTAATACATATATATAAAGTTTCTTCAAGAAATTTGTTGACAGTGTTGACACTTATAAAATCAGAGAGGTGTTTTTCATTGAGAGAAAAGCAAATTGAAACTAGATTAAGAATAAGAGTTAAAGAACTAGGCGGAAAAGCTTTAAAGTTTGTTAGTCCTGGATGCAGTGGTGTACCTGATAGATTAGTTTTTCTACCAGATGGCAAACTCATATTAGTTGAACTTAAAGCACCAGGCAAAAAGCTTAGTCCACTTCAGGAGAAAATGAAAAAGTTTTTTATAGACTTAGGATTTAAATATTATGTAATCGACAGTTATGAGAAGATTGAAGAATTAGTGCAGGAGGTGCAAAATGGCAAAAAATAATGCTGTTTGTATTACATGTGGCAAAGAATTTCATAAAAGACCTAGCAGACTTAAGGATAATAATTTTTGCAGTACCGAATGCTATTTTAAGTTTAGAAGAAGAAATCAAATAGTTACAACATGTGAGAGATGTGGTAAAAAGGTTGTAAAATCACCGTCAAAGGCTACTGAAAGAAACTTCTGTAGTAGTCAGTGTCTAATGAAAACCCTAAATGAAGAGTTAAATCCTACAAGAATGACAGATGATGTAAGATCAAAAATAAGGAGAGCTCATTTAGGTAAAGGTGAGGGTAAATCTTATGAAAAAACCTATCAAAGACATACACACAGAATCGTAGCAGAGCAAAAGTTAGGACGACCTTTAAGGCCTGGAGAAGTAGTTCATCATATTGACGGAAATAAAAGAAACAATCATCCAGATAATTTAATGATATTTGCTTCACAGATAGAACATGTAAAATGGCATGCGGAGAATGACAAGAAATGGGGTGAAAGAGCATGAAGTTTAAAGCTCACACATATCAAGAATCGGCCATAAATAGTATAATTGATAAACATGCCATAGGCCTATTTCTTGATATGGGCCTTCGGCAAGACAGTTATAACCCTAACAGCTATCAATGAGCTTATGTATAACTATTTTGAAATAACTAAAGTGTTAATCATAGCACCTTTAAGAGTAGCAAAAATGACTTGGGGGCAAGAAATAGAAAAGTGGGACCATTTAAAGCATCTTAAAATATCCAAGGTATTAGGTTCAGAGAAAAAAAGACTTGAAGCACTTAATACTGAAGCAGATATATACATAATAAATCGAGAAAATACAGAATGGCTAGTTAATTATTACGGTAGAGCTTGGCCATTCGATATGGTAGTAATAGACGAATTATCAAGCTTTAAGTCCAATAAATCAAAACGATTTAAAGCATTAAGGAAAGTAAGGCCACTTATTAGAAGAATAGTAGGGTTAACTGGTACTCCAGCACCTAATGGATTAATAGATCTATGGCCACAGATGTATCTATTAGACAGAGGAGAAAGGCTTGGAAAAACTATAACAGGATATAGAGAAAAATACTTTAAACCTTACAAAAGAGACTGGCAAACTGGAACTGTGTATGAATGGAGTTTAAAAGATGGAGCGGAAAAGGAAATATATAAGCAAATAAGCGATATTTGTATAAGTATGAAAGCTGAAGATTACTTAGAGGTTCCAGAGCTTCTGGAGATACCAGTAGAAATAGAATTAAGTACTAAAGATTATAACAGATATAAAAAGCTAGAGAGAGATCTTCTATTACCACTAAAAGATAATACAGAAATAGAAGCTATGTCAGCTGCAGCGCTTTCAAATAAATTACTACAAATGGCAAATGGGGCTGTATACGATGAGGACAAGCAGTTCCACATTATACATGATGAAAAGCTTAAAGTCTTAGAAGAAATAATAGAAGCTGCAAATGGAAAACCTGTACTAGTTTTTTATAACTATAAGCATGATCTAGAGAGAATAAAAGCATATTTTAAGAATGTACGGACATTAGATAATGAATCCGATATACAAGACTGGAACTCAGGTAAGATTCCAATACTTTTACTACATCCTGCATCAGCTGGCCATGGACTAAATCTTCAAGCAGGAGGAAACACAATAGTCTGGTTTGGACTTAATTGGAGCTTAGAACTTTATCAGCAAGCTAATGCAAGACTACACAGACAAGGGCAAACAAGTAAAGTAACAGCTTATTTATTAGTAGCCAAAGATACAATAGATGAAGATGTGGTACAAGCTATAAGAGCAAAAGCAAATGGGCAGGATGCTTTGATTGAAGCGCTTAAAGCAAGGTTAAAGGAGTTGAAATAAGTGAAAGTTGCTGAATGTATTCCATACAGGACATTCAAGGAACGCATAAGAATAGTAAAAGAAGAATTGAGCAAAGGTAGATACGTTGAAGTCTGGGACAATCATATTTATTCAGCTATTAAAAAATATAAAGTTAATAGGACTATTAGTAGAATGACTAATAAGGAGGGCTAAGGATGAAACTAGATAAAGAGATTCAAATTTGTATAAAACAAACTTCAGAAAAAACAGCAAAAGAAGTAGTAGAGCAGTTAAAGAAGCAAAGATTACTTAAAGCAAATATAAGCTATTATAAGAAAACAGAAATTTTACTCTATAATTACGAAACATTAAAAAAGGCAGTAAAGCAAAAAGATGAGGATATAAAATATATACAAGAACACGGGTTGCCTGATACGTCTAAATCTATAGTATTTTATAGTGCAGCAAAAGGTCTTATTAATGCTGGAGATAGATACGTTGAGTTAATAGAGAAATATGAATTAGAGAAAGCAGAAACAGAAAGAGATATTATGCGAATAGAAAATGCCTTGGACAAGGTAAGAGAGGATAAGTATTTTCAAATAATTGAATTGAAATATTTAAAACAAACAGTAAAAACAGATGAAGAAATAGCTGAAATACTTAATAAGGACCAGTCTACTATAGCTAGGAATAGAAAAAGACTTATAAATTCAATTAAGACTATTATATTTCCTGAAAGTATAAAAGAGATTCTATAAACCAAAATGCATAATTCGTGCATAATTTGTGCTATTGTATGTATGGTTAATATATAATAATATGATAGTGAGGTTTAATTTGAAAATTAAATAAAGTCTTATCAATCAAATTGATTATTGAAAATCTCACCTTTTCCCCCTTTTAGGTGAGATTTTTTATGACATTTTCTCTTGCCTATAACTTAGGGGGGATGATTATGACTAAAGCGGAATGCAAATATTGTGATTATAAAGTAGAAAAACCAAGGTGGGAACATATTATAAGTGCTATAAAAAGTCAAGGTGGACACGCTGGGGGGAATATTTGTCCTAAATGTAAAAAGAATGGATTGGAGTTTGATTGGGGTGAAAGGTATGAATATAGGAGAATTTTTAAAAATTAACGATATTTATACGCACACACAACTAGAGAAAATGAAACGAATTAAACAAGAGTTGAAGCAAAAAGAGATAATAGAATTAGGAGATAAGCCGGAAAGATTAATGCAGCATAATGCTTATAAGAGAATAGGAAGAAGGATAAGGCAAGTAAAGTGGGGATAAAAAAGGATTTCCTCCTTTTTTATAGAAATATAAAAAAGAAAGGGGGAATAAGATATGATTATGAATCATCAAATTTATATGGAAGAAATAGTGTTAGACACAATAAAAGATGAATTAGGGGAAGATAAAATTATATGGTATAAAGAAGAACAAACGCGATTAGTAGGCAATACATATAAGGAAACAGATTATTTTTTAACTGATAATTATATAATTCAAGCTAAGATTATGGCAGATAAATTATTTTTAAAAAAATATAATAGAAGTGCGATTAAAAGAGTAGAGAAAGAATTTGATATTAAAGGAAACAATGTTATTCTAAAAAACGTTGAAATATATTTTGCAAATGATAAAGATGAAGAACGACTATTTTTAGGAAGACCTAACGAAAGTAATAATGGGGAACCGAAAGAATTTGAAAAATTTGCTAAAAATTTATAGAGCCTAAATAAAGGCTCTTTTTTCATGCAACGAATACTTGCCAATATATTCCTCCTTGATATAATAGAATTGAAAGGGGGATTAATTATGAAAAAACAATTACAAGGTTTTATCATTGGAGTAATTATAACTGCAATGATATTAACTTCTACTTCATTTGCCGAGACTATTAAACAAACAATTGAAGTAGTGTTTAATTCAATTAACATAACTGTAAATGGGGAAAAAGTAGAGGCAGATAATATACTTTATAATGGAACAACCTATGTACCACTTAGAGCAGTAGCCGAAATGTTAGAGAAAGAGGTAGGTTGGGACCAAGAAACTAGGACAGTAAGTATAAACGATAAAGTAGAAACTAATATTGCAAAGGTAATTAGAGTAGTTGATGGGGATACATTAGAAGTAGAATTTAATGGGAAAACAGAAAAAGTTAGATTGATAGGCGTGGATACTCCTGAAAGTGTACATCCAGATGTATCTAAAAATGTACCAGAAGGTAAGACTGCATCAGAATTTACAAAGTCGAAGTTAGAAGGCAAAGAAATAGAACTTGAATTTGACGTTCAAGAAAGAGATCAATATGGCAGGTTACTTGCATATGTATGGTATAACGGAGAAATGTTTAATAAGGTATTATTGCAGGAAGGATATGCAAGAGTAGCAACTTATCCTCCAAACGTAAAATATGTAGATGAGTTTACTGAAATACAAAAAGTAGCGAGGGAAAACAATAAAGGATTTTGGAATAATAATACTTTTAATGGTGAAGTTATAGAAGATGATACTACTAGTAGTATTGATAATACGTCTATAAAAACAGAAGGCAAATATGTAGGTAGTACAGAATCAAATAAATATCATTATCCTACATGTAGATATGCAGAAAAAATAAAAGAAGAAAACCAAATATGGTTTGATACAATTGAGGAGGCAGAGCAGCAAGGGTATGAACCTTGTGGAGTATGTAATCCAAAGTAATATAGACATCCGAAAGGGTGTCTTTTTTATTGGGGTGATTAGATTGAGTAATTTTTATAAGACGAAGAAATGGGAAAAGAAAAGGATAGCAATATTAAAGCGTGATGAGTATCAGTGCAGAGAGTGTCGTAGATATGGCAGGGTTACACCAGCCACTACAGTGCATCATATTATACCTATAGAGCAAGACAGGAGTTTAAAACTAAACAGCAATAACCTAATCAGCTTATGCGAACAATGTCATAATAAAATGCACGACAGAGGGAACGACAATTTAACTGAGTTAGGTAAACAGTGGGTTGATAGAGTATCCCCCCTGCTCATAAAAGATAAATAAACGGTCGGGGGACCGGCGGCGGGGAACTTTTTCCAATAGAGCGATTCTCCAGAAAATTTTTTTCGTGCTGCGGTGGCGGAATAGGTAGACGCAGCCATAGACCACG